CCAAATGCCATTCCTTCGTATTGTGTTGGGCCAAGATCGCCAAATGCGTTCATAGGGCCAACCTGTGGAAATAACGGACGCTTTGACGAATCGCTAAGCGACATAAGCGTTCCCCACCAGTCAGGACTGACGAAAAGATGGGTAGGAAGGTTGCCATTGCTTGACGACAAAATTGTTTGAGCAGCAGTGGAGATCCAAGTTGTCCAGTAGGAAGCATCAGATGCTGAAGCAGCTGCGAAGTTTTGTGTCACTGTTGCACCGGTCTTCAAGTTGTCTGCTGCGACATTGTCGGTGGCGTTTGCATAAATGCGAGCCATGTCATCGAGCACTAGCGAAATTACTTCGGGTGTACTCCAGTCGATTGATTGTTCGGAGAGGGTCACATATCCACCGTATGTACCTTTTGTGACCTGACGATCCGTGATTACGAATTGTCCAGCGGTGAGCGCGGTGTTCTCGTTTGCTTGATTACCGATTGAAGTGTGTGTTGTTACTTCTGGACGGATAAAAACTTTGCCGCCTTGTGGCATCGCCTTAACTCCTACAGCATCGATGACAGGCCTACGACCAATAAAATTATTGTAGGTCGGCTGAACAATCGGCAAAGGCAAGATGCCAGGAATATCAGAGTTGTCCACAAATGGCGCGGCAGCTTCAATGCCCGATCGCATCTCTGCAAACTTGTCTGGATTCGTTACAAAAGCCGAAATGTATTCGGCAGGTGTTGGCATGTGGAACTCGCGCTTCGCGGTTGCAAAGATTGTTTGAGTTGCCTTTGATGCTTCGATTACGGCTGGGGCTTCGACTGTTTCGTTCATGGTTTCTGTCTCCTGTTGAGGTGCTTCTTGAATAGTAGTAACTTCTTCTTCTTCTGGGGTGGATGCTGCGACTTGCTGGATCGGTGCGTCAAAGGCTCCTCGAGCGACAAGTGAAAGTTCGCTCCACGATGCCTTCGTGACGATCATTGTGCCTTCTTTGTCGTACTTGAACTTGATTGGCTCAACGCCAACGGACACTTCTGGAAGGGCTCCGTCAGCTGCGAGGACGAGGGCTTCGTCTCCGTCGCGAGTGTTAGATACTTTCGCTACGAAGAGCATGCCTTCAGGCGTTTCTACTCGCTCGGTAACGGTGCCGATTACGAGATCGCTTCGGTGGAATAACTGAAGAGTTGGTGCGCGTCCGTCTACTGGCAAAGACCCCGGGGCGAAGGCCACCATAGTCCCGTCGCTCACTTTTGCGGGAGTGTTATATCTGACCGCAATTCCCGAGATCGTGCGGCGTGGTGCTTCGCCTTCGGCGGCGTCAATCGTGAAAGATTCTGTAGTAAGTCTGATCATGGTTGGATCCTAGTTTTCTATAAGTGCGTCTTGAGGGATATCGGTTTCGTTCATTCGGTCGTCTGGCATGTCGCCGCCCATGTAAGCCTCTGCTAAGAAGTCGTCTGTGTCAAAGCAAACATAGGTTCCGCGTGGGAGCACATTGTCAGATGAAAGTGTTTCGGTAATGCAGTCGGCAAGAGCTTTGCAAGCGTAAGTCCAAAGATCTATGCGTGACTGCTGGGATGACTGGTACGAGTAAGCACCGATAGAGACCGAGAGCAAATAGGACGGGACGCCAAGAATGCGTCCAAGATCGCGTGCTGAATAATCAGCGGACTCAATCATCAGCATTTTGTCAGGTGTCGCTTGTGTTGGTACATACTCAAGGAACTCATTAAGCGCGGCAGTGTTATTGCCAGAGGTGCGCGCCAAGTTAAATTGCGCTGCCAAGTCCGAGAGCTCCTGCGCCGAAAGTGGTTCTCCTCCAGTCTGTTTTAGGTATCCGCTAGGCAGTACCGACTGGGACGCTCGAAGCCGTGACTCTTCTACGCGGAGTGCGATCTCTACAGCGCGCGCCCCAGTCGAGTTCAATGATTGCATTGGTGAGATGAATTGCACTAGATCGCGCGGATCTAGCGTGATGCCGTTGAAGACAACCTGCTTAGAAGGGCCGAAGAAGCATTCGCCTTGCTGATCAAGTGTTTGCACCATTGCCGCAGGTAGACGAGTAAACGATGCTGGGTAGCCGTCAGCGGTGCGAGTTTCTATCATCCAAAAAGCTCTGCCCTCAAAAATTAGATCATCGACCGTCCATGAGATGATGAACTGGTTTGGAACGGACTGGTCAATCCGTGAAAGCCATGATCGAGGAGCAAGTGGGACTTCTTCCATTTCTTCGCCGTTCCACATTTCGCGATACATTTCCAACTTCATTCCCGAGATCGTGTCGCAGATCAAGTCTCTACCGCGGACGATCACTGGGAGCGTCATCGCACGGGCTCTTCGCTGCCCTTGTTGCCAAGAGACGAACGAGCGCAAAGGAGAATACGACGAAGCGCCGACAGCCGCTTTCACAGACGGTTCTACAGACGCGACAAGTTCACGGGATTTTGAGAAGATAGCCATAACACATAATGACACATAACGAGTGGATCATGGTGGCACTCGCCCAGTCAGTTGCGGTATCCCGACGACAGGCAAGCAAGCGGACGAGTGCCGAGATGATGCTAGTTGGCGATCAATATCATTGAAGGCTTTTGAGATTGACCCGGGCGTGCAGCTGCCGCCGCTCCCCAGATCATCGTGCGACACAACTCAATCGGGCCAGCCGACTTCTGCGACGACACCGCGATCGAGCCTTGAGTCCTCACCATGACCGCGCGACAGACATGTTCGGCAAGCATGGCTTCCCCAGTGTGAACTAGGCGACCTTCACTAATCATGTTTCTTACTATGGGGGTGTATTGCAGAATTTCTTTGTATCCCATGACGACGCGCCGACGCTCAAAGACAGGCGGACAGTGTGCGTCAATGGTGGGCGAGAAGATGAACTTGATCGCAGGATCAGCCGCCGCCAATGCTCCGACATGAGCCCAAAGTTCTTTGGCAGTTTCGGCGGTAAAGGCGACCGAGACACAAGTACGACCGTCGCCGAGTGCGACCGACTTGGTAGCGAAGTAGCGCGATTCGTCCATTGATGCTTCGACGGAGATGACGCCGCCAGCTGGGATCGGGCCGTCGTACTCAAGGTCTGGCCATAGGTGGGTCTGAATCCACGATTGGGTTGAAGCGATCCACATGTTAAGCGAGCTTCTAAGGAAGTTGGAACGGTCTGGATCTTTAGATTCTGCGCGCAGAGTTTCCATTGTCAGAGTGTGTCCGAGTGCCGGGTTCCCCCAACCGAAAGACGATTCCAACATCGGATCTACTGTTGGCGGTGGCGACCATTCGGCGAAGTAGAAGTTAGAAGGATTGTTTGTGTCAATCAGGCGAAGCGCGTTCTCTCGATGTCTGATAAAGAGCGAACTGGATTCAGTCCCAGCAGTGGAGAACATTGCCAGGAGCGGAGACCTTCGGACGCGCTGGGTTGGGATCAGGCCAGCCATAGCAATCTCCGAGATGTCAAAAATTTCGTCGGCGCAAATCAGATCTACTGACATTCCGTGTCCGATTGAAGGGTTCGCCGCGCGTACCATCCACCGCGATCCGTCTGGCATCGTCGCCGAGTTCCGACCATACGACTTGTAGATCGTTGCACCTAGACGCTCAAGGGTTGGCGCCAGTTCCTCGAAGAGCAAAGTCCCGAGCGTCAAAGTGTGAGCCGTAGAAAGGATCGTTTGTTTTGTGCCACGAATTTTTGGCATCTCCAAAAGCCAAAAGAGGATCAAGCATTGAATCAGGACGGTCTTACCATTTTGTCTCGCGACAGATACAAGGCTTGAGCGATGCACAAGATCATCCTGTCCGTCAGGAGCATGGGTGAAACCAAGCATCCGCTCAAGACAATGAACTTGCCAAGGCATGAGCTTTATGTGAAGCAGCTTTAAAGCCATGTCCCCCACAAGGCTCCCCCACGATCCGTCACAGTCAGGCACGATCGTCTCAAGTCTCGGCTGGTCGTGGTTGATCTCGGCTGGTTCAGGCTGGTTCGGCTGTTCTGGTACAGACACAAGCATGGGGCTCGGGGGCTTTATTTCTTTGTATA